TTACAGCGTAACTTCGTCACCTTCGCCTCTCGGCAATTCCTTCACCATAAATGTCACGACTCCTAACACTCTAGCATCATCAAGAGCGTCATCCTCGATAATGCCATCGTTAGTTTTGAAAACTCCATCCCCAACCTCGGCAAACATCAGTTTACCGTTTACGTCGAGCAAAACCGTTCTTCCCTTCTTCACTTTATAGCCAGGTTCTGCCACGGCATATCCCTCATCGGTCGGAATGACGATCGAAGATTGAGTGACGTGCATCAGTGACTCCGGTGAGAGTCTTGCTTCTACGTAATCTGTTGCGGGGGATGGGAAAGCCATAAATATTCTCCGGCTAACTTATAGATGATTCAATAGCTGATTCGGCCTCTGTGAGTATGGAGGAAATATCGGAATAGGTAAAAGTAAATGCAAGAGATTCTACTTTATTACCCGAACCATCCTCTATTTCATAGATTACTGTTGCTTGGCTATTAGTAACATCTACGTTAGCTATAGAATTTACGGAGTACGTTAGAGAAACGTCCTCTGTACCACTTTCAACATACAGTCCAATCTGTGGGTAATATTTTGTAATATTTAGTGTTCTAGTTACTGTAAAACTCATTTTATTATCCTTATAAAGACCAATAAATATTCGCAGCACCCACAGATACAAGGCTGGTGTCTGTCGAGGAGATTAGGAAGTATTCACCCTTATTAAGGATGATATTTATACGCTGAGTACCAACATAATTTTGAACAATATACTCAGTACCATTTTTCGATACAGTCACACTGCCGCCACTTGAGACCACGATTCGGAAGCTATACCTCAAAGCCCTTTCGTTGCTATTGGTGTATGTTGTACCAATTACCGGGGTTGTGGTAGACGACGATAAAACCTCTTTCCCACCAATTTCTGATGCGGTGGTTCCGTTCACATACCGTATCTTACACCCCCCACTTATCTGTGATATCCCATTAAATCTTTTGAGATTGGCGGGATCGGTTAGATATAAAGGATAATTACTTTGAGATAAGTCCATTCCATCTATGTCAATCAAGCCAGCAGCGGAAGATAAACATTTAATGTAATACTTATCAGTTTCGTCAGTGTAAGAGCCGTAAGCCTCTCTGGGGGTAAAGTCTCTTAAACAAAGGCCGCCGCCCGCTGTGACGGTACTTTCAATATAAAATAATGGTAGTGGTGATAAACTTTCACCAGAGATTAAAGATTTAGAATTTGCGCGTCTGATGTACCCACTCGCGACCGTCATTTTCGGATAAGTGCCGGTATAGGTTCCAGTCGTTAGCGGCGCATAGTTAGTTGCATCATTGGTTAAAATGGCAATTTGCCTTAAATCATCACCGTTTAAACCCAACGCAATAACCTGGGACCCTTTTAAAATCCTAAATACACTTCCATAGTGGCCTTGACTATATACTTTCCCAAAAGTCACATTAGAAGAAACAATATCCATCCCATAAAAACTAATAGTTGGGTATGTTGAGCTACCGATAACCGCAAAGAACTTATCAATAGTTACTTGGTAACTTCCCTCGAAATGGACAGCAGGGTTCCCATGGGGTCCTACTAGCATTTTGCCAAAGTGGCAAGTTCCCATAGAGCGATAGATACAACGGCCCATACTTGTCGAGCTATAAGATATGGTATTTTCATAATACGGAAAGGCTAAATCACTCACGGCATTCATTAAATTATCGGAAGCTGATGCCTGCTCCCAAACTTGGCCAAAATTACCGAAACCAGATGGACAGTTTTGAATATTCCACACCCTACCACACCCATTTGCCGTGATATGGACATTACCTGCCAACAAGTACATTCCATGTCTCTGAGTAGTAAGATCACTCCAGTAAGCAGATGTTTGAGTTACTGAATCAGACCCTTTGCCTAATGACTTAATTAATGTACCAGTGTACTCATTGGCATCAATCTTGATTGATGGATTCCATACAAGCTGTTCAAACTGTAAAACCGAATCGTCGTCAACGTAGTCGGTTATGGAAGGTGATGTTAATGTCACCCCTGCATTATCAATTCTTAGATTAAAATCTGGCGCTTGAGCCTGCACCACAAAAAAACCAGCCCCACTACCAACGGCAAAAGTACCAGAAATACCTAACTGGGTATTACGATAAGTGGATGAACCTTGTGCGTCATCATAAGTAAAACTTCCTCCGCGTAAATAATGCTTTTCGGATAAATAAACACGCTTATTCTCTGGTACGAATATCTTACGAGTAACATAACCAGATGAATTCTTAGCCGCAGCAATGCAATTATCGAAAGCATCATCTTGAGCATCAGTAGTTTCATCAGTTGAAAGCACCCCTGCCCAGTCAGTGTTTACATTGCCACTTGCAAACATACGCTTCCATCTTGCGCCATTTGAAGTAACAACTACAGTACAGTCGTTATCTATTGAGGTAGTATCAGACTGATGGTAATAGAATGTTCCAAACCCAGTCGTAGAACCGCTTCGGTATCCACTCACCAAGATTTGCTGATTAGCTTTTAATGGTTCAACGTTACGTAATGCCCCAAGGCTTTCAACTTTTCCGATGAGTTTTAACCCATCGGAAGACGACAGCTCTTCCCTTAGAACTACGTCCCCTACAGTAACAAAGTTACCCTTATCGGCTTCCCATGTAGTATCAGTGGTGCCGGTAGTTGTGTAGGGAAGAGAAATGCCGGATGCTAAATAATACTTAATCCCATCTCTGCGGATTTCCTGATGCTCACTTGTTAAAGTAAGTATCCCATCCTCGTAATTCCCTATCTCTGTAACAGCTAATTCGGATTGCGCTACAACAAAGTCATAATATTCCTGACCTACGCTATACATTTCAACACCGATACTATACAGCTCTTCGGTTTTTGCCTCGTCATAAGTAAGCGATGACCAAGAACCATCGGAGTTATAACTATAAACCACTTCATCGGTAGTATTTTTGTACATATCCCCAACTTCAACAGCGGAACCGTCGGAACGTGTACTAGGGGCTATGGATAATGCGCCAATAAAGAATGACGATAGTGATGTGCTGTAATCGTAATATTGCTCAGCAAGAGATGCATAGTTCGCAGCGCTTGTTGCTGAAGCTTCAGCTTCTGTTAATGATGCGGCGATTTCATCGGTTAGTTCGCTATTGCCTTGGGAATAAACTTTCGCAGTGGCAGCAGCGATTTTGGCTTCCGCAGCATAACGCTGAGCCAGTAAAGTATCTTTGCTAGACATAGGTAACCCCATAAGGCACAAAGAATCGTGCCCTATAAATTATTTAATTGTGTATTGAGATGGGAGGTTTAAAGCTAGATATTGCCAATAATGATGTATCTAAATCCTACTTTGGAGTTTACTAAGCTCCCGCTATCACTTGGGTCTCTAGCAAACATCAAGCACTTCCCACTCGTCTGAGGGGCACATGAGTAACTAATGCATGACTGTCCATTATCGTTAGCAACCATTGTGTAATTATTTCCACTGAACGAATAGGGAGGAGTGAATGAATACTCACCACTTGAAAATGGTGCAGATGAGACAGTCCCTTCAATAATTACGCAGTTATCATTTAGGATGCGAATCGTGTAATTACCAGATGAAGATGTTTTCGAATACACAGAGAATACGCTTGTTCCATTACATCCTACCTGAGAAATACCACTGGATATTGCTACCGTAGCCGAGCTATTCGTACATTTGATAATGATATTGTAGTTGCCAGTACAATTATTAATAATCTGCCAGTCGTAAACCCATGCTGGAACATAAAGGTAGATATTTGATGTTAGCGTACCGCTGAGGATTATTGTTTTTCTAGCAGCCTGCAAACAGGTTAATGTCACAGATGTAGATGCCAATCCAGTGATAGACGTATAGCCTGTAAACCCAGTAGGAAGCCACCCAGTAGAAGATGCCGCTGTTCCCTCAGGGCTTGTTGCATTGGCGTCCTTAGTATTAACCCAGAATCCCGCCAAATCAGAAGAAGGGATCGCTGCGCCATTCGGGTAACCACCTATAGAAGAAGCAAATGTTGAGTTAAAAGGATAGCCACATCCGGTATCTGTCCACTGAAGTTTTTGAGATATGTCTTTCAGTATCCCATTCATGTCTTTACCTGCCGGGGCTATCCCACCGGAAGATATAGCTGTCATGGTCAATGGAGGGAATCCGCTTTCATATGTCGCAGTTCCTGCAGCGAGAGTTGTCGTGCTTGAGCTTTCCGCTATGTCGTTATAATTACCGCCGCTGGCGAATACTGTCCCGGTTCTATCTGGGATTGATGAGCTATTCATTATTAGACCTCAAAAACGTAAGAGACAACGCAACCTGCCGGCGATGGCAATATTCCGCTGCTTTGAATGATGGCAAGTTCAGTTGTGGTTGGGGTAAAGTCGAAGTGATAACTCATAGCCATTGGCCCATCATGCTCGACCCAAGCATCCCCGGAGCTAGAAAACATAAACATTAGTGATGCATTCAGGGTTGCAGGAGTGCAGTCAGTGATATTCGCCATGGCTTTCATCATTAGCGCTTTTCTATAAGCGTCATCCTGAAGCGATACCGTACCGCTGTAGTTCGTATCAGGGTCATAAAATGAATACTGGTCGAAGGGTTGTGGGTCGGTACTTGTTTCTACGGATAAGTTCGCTTCATTGAACCCGAGATAGGCGTTATTAGCGGTGTAAGTCATAACCCTAGATAGGTTTAATATTTTCCCCCAAATATCCAATCCGTGGGTATTCGCTGTAGTGATATCGAATATGTCAGTGAAGAAATCACCCTCGAAGTCATCCCACCTAACGGACTCCCCCATAAGCGTGATAATGCTTATTAGGTTTGGAGAATTACCGTACTGCCTTAAAAGCGTGGTTAGGGGGAAGCTGTTTACCTGACTATCTATAAATGATTGCTCATCGTCAGTAAATGCCATATTAGGTCTCCAAAGTGACTGTGATATTTGAAGAAGCCAATACCGGTACCTCATCAATACCAAACTCAAGAGACGTAGACCACGTTGAGTTATCAGTGGAAAGCTCGATACTTAGGATGTTCACGTTATTTTGGTCAATATCTTGTACGCCACCGTAGTAGCGGCCTGCATATATCGTCGAACCGATACGCGCTTTCGTGCCGCCATCGCTCCCCGAAAACGCCTCTACGATTGCGCTCTGCACATCGCTTTTAATAGCCGTCGAGAGATAACCGTTGTTTTCAAGAATAACTTTTACGTAAACGTTCACCGTTGTAGGTACCGTCCAGTAATAGGTATATTCTGGGTAATTTGACGTGTAATTAGTCGTATCAGTAATGGTTGATGAGGTTTGAGTCGACGTAGAGCAGTCCGTGGCACATCCTGGATTAAGCTTATCGTAAATGGCCGCAGCGATATCATCATCACTTCCACCATAAACTGCTATATACATGGTACCTGTAGGTATCGTAACGGACGTCGACCCTTTCGATTGCGCTGTGGTTGTGTTGTTGCTGAACACGTAAACATCGGTAACATCATCAACACCAAGTAGCGTGGCGTAGACAGCCTCAGCCGTATTTTTGCTATTGTTGGTGACCATTTGGCGACGCCGCCACTCGAACTCAGCCCGTGTTTCTTCATCACTTCCTAACACGCCAGCACTATCATTGGTTATGCCAGACCATCCAGACACAGCGGTATAGATAGTCGTCAATGCTCCGGCAGCACACTCAATCGCACCTGTAGAACTATTGATAAACGTTACTGATGCTGTGCCATCACTACCAATCGTCGCATCGGATTCCGAGTAGTAGATATAGCCTGATGTATCTTGTGCATAGCTACTTGCTGGTATTGTGGTACCTACTAAACCGGTACAGGTTGCCGTAACAGTCGTTCCGGTCGCAGCCTTGCGTTCAATAAGATAAATCCGGCCTAGGGCATCTTGAAAGCGGCCCGTCGCATAATCTGGGTTGAAGTTATTCGCCATAGCTAGAGCCTGGTCGTTCTTGTCACCGATAATGGCTGCCAGTGACATGGCAAGCTGGCCCTGTGGCGTGGTGAGGTCAGTGCTAGCATCTGTACCGATTGCAGTCTGCCAGTCGGTCAGCGCTCCGGTAAGTACGTCCAGTAAATCAGGCGCAGTAATACCCTCCGTGCTGAACGTCATCGACGGCACGGATGTAGATAATTTAGCTGTGGTCATTATTGCCTCAAAGGACGAGTGTTGAACTTTCACTGTTGGTGTCTGTAATAGTGATATAACCCTTAGTAACTCGCGTAGAGCGGTCTGGGACGAGGGTGACATTGGCTGATTTGACGGTAGATAACCGTTCTGATTCGGTCTTTAGCTTTGATATAACGGTAGAAATAGTTACTGGCCTGCCAAGGAGTTGCTCGTAATATGGAATCCCGATCGTGTTATCGAAATAACACTCTCCGAGTACCGTTTTCAGTGCACAAGCCACGTCCTGAGCGATTGAGTAGGGATTACTTACCGTCTTTAATGCGCCATTGGCATTGAGTGTTAGGTCCCATGAATCAGGATCGAGATAAAGAGAAGTTGATTGCATATTTTCTCACTTTCCATTAGAAAAACTGCCTTATAAAGTCCAATTAATACTGGGTATATATACAGTGATATGCTTTAGGTACGTGTTGTTAGGGTGTGCGAACTTACATATTCTTAACAAAAAAAAGGAGTATGTATGACTGATCGCGGGTACAAACATCCACAGGTTAATCTGAGATTACCTGTCGAAATAAAGGAGCGTCTTGTGGAAATAGCTCAGGCCAATAACCGGTCTTTCAATGCTGAGATGGTGGCAGCGCTAGATGCTTGGACGGTTAAAAACAAACATATCCAAGCTCTGGACCTATCAGCCCTAGCGGAAAGGCTGATAAATCTGGAAGAGGAGGTGGAAGCCTTAAAGAAAACCATTAATAGATGATATCAGGTATAACTATCGAATTTAGACGATGTGATTAGTAAGGGACTATAAGCTCGGTCCCGTCCTTTACTCCCAGTTTACTTAGTTGCCAGCAATCTTGGCCCGCACTTCTCATCAACTGTCTTGCCATGATGGAAAGTCCAGGAACCTGATTATATGCATGGGTAAGCTCTGCTAAAGTTCTTCCGCTCCGTTGGGCATCACCGCCAGTAATACAGGTTTGCCTGATGGCTGCATCGGCCTCACCTTGATTATATTGTTGGGCAAATAACGCTTGCTGATAGGTGAGATTTAGATGCTCCTTAATGGAGGATATTTGCTTGTCTCTCTCACAATTGGGAGTTTCTGAGCATCTTTTGTTTTCTTCTATTATTTTATCTTTTTGCCATCCATTAGGGTCATGCATGTATTGTGATGCATAATTTTCAAATACACATTGACCAGAGGTGTTATACATTCCATGATTTGGCGCGAAGCAGGTCGCAAGACCATCCAATTCCTCGCTGCTTTCTGTTTCTCTTTGATTGAGAGATAAGTATTTCCCTCTGATCTCACTGATAGTAAGCCCTGATAAATCACCTCTACTATAGCGGTTTTTATCGGTGGATATGATATGAGATAACTTGGACTTAGTAGTTTCGACTGAGTCAATTTCGTGTGTCTTATTATTTACAGGTGATGAACACGAACAAGCGAGAAGAGATAAGCTAATTGGGATGATTATTTTGTACATAATTGAGCCTGCCATTTGCGTTGTATTTAAATAATCTATCGACAACTATTAGCAAATGACAGCAATTATTCAGGCTCACCAGTTGAACCACTTCCAGTTTCTACGCCTGAGTGAGTATGAGTAGAGAGTTTTATCCCATTCCCAGTCACCTCACCTTCCGCGGTTATTGTACTGGTCGTGGTCACCGCCCCGGTAATAGAAACATCACCCACTATCTTAATACCTGCTCCGGTAAATTTGATATATTCCGTAGGCGTTCCATTAAGAAGCCCTACCCCTCCTAGATAAACACCATCAGCCCTTGAATGACGCTGACCATTGGCTGGAATAGCCGCTGCTTTACTTTCTTTTATGTTGTGAATATTTTGGTCACAGACAAGCATAATTCCGATATCGCCTACCTCTGGGTCCATTACGATCGCACTCTTACCCATTTGAAGTCTGAAATAAGGGATGTCGTAAACTAGCTCCGCATCCTTTGCTACGCCAGAGCCATCAACTGACTTAGAAAGTGGCTTAATCGTTACTGTCTCTGCGTCAGTATCTATCGCGCTAATTAATACTAACTCGATAAACGTTGCCTGACTCAGCATCTTGGTAATTACATAACTCAGCCGGTTTTGCTCACTGGCCACATCAAATGGCTGTAATAATGATTTGTTCGTCACGTTCCACTCCAGGGTACTAAGTTTAGGTTTACGAAGAACGGGCCGTTATCAACCCATGACGAGACTTGAACCGATGAAGAATACTCGATTCGATATTCCCCTGAGGCATTCGGAACCACTGACTTGAGCTTAATACGTTTACCTAGTTGGTATTTAGGGTCGTAAATCGCCGTGCAATATAGGCCCATTTCAGTGAATATCGGATAGCCGAGTAATCCACTACTTGCGGAAAGCTCAATAGCATCCAGTGACGAGTTACTACCTTGGTATGCATTGATGTGTTCAACGTCATAATCTATTTTGACGTTGTAAGTGGCTACCCTAACTGCATCTTGAATTGCCTTAAGCTGGTCAGCAAAGGAACCTTTTAGGTATATGGCGCTTAGTTTTAAATCAGCCTCGCAATTTCCTACGCTAATACCCACCTTGGCACCCAGCGTGCTCAAAACTGTCTTCAATGTAGAACCAGACGGTAAGCTCGTATCAGTTATAGTGGAGTTGAATTTTTCTGGCTGAGCTGCCGCTGTAATTAACAGAGGAACATCAGGAGATTGGCTAGGGTCTGGTCGCGCCCACTGGATGACTCCCTCAAAGAAAAGCACATCATTCACACTTATTTTTATCTTATTCCCTACCATGTTAGAGAACTTGAATCCGGTACCGGATATTTTCACCATGTTATCCATGCTGATACCGTATATCTCACCATTGAGCGTATAGCCGGTTATCCCGCCAGTTATATCTTTGGTAAAAATGCACCTGGCATCGGAAATAGTCATCGTGTTGTCATTAGCTGATGAACTGAAGCTGCCGTCAGCTAAACTGATGACGATAGATATTTTCCGTGTTTTGTAGGTCATGAGCTGACCTCTTCAAGTTCATCGTCAGTCACGTAGTAAAGGATGAACCTGTCCCCTAACCCACTCCAGTCTGGGTCGTCGCCTCCTTGGGTATCAACGAAGAATAAGTCACCGCTGAATCCAGTTTTGGCTCTAAGATATGAATACCTGACTATTTTATTAATGTTCAGGCATATCACACCCAAACAGACGGCCGTATCTCCTACCCACAAATCAAGGTATAAGCCCGTTGTCCTCTGGTGAAGTTTGATTGTGCAAGAGACACTATCGAGAGTAACGCTAAAGGTTTGAGACTTTACTGCACTTATAGATATTTCCTGCATTACGTCACTCCTGAAGATAACAACTTGCTCACTCCTGACTTAATTTGACTTGAAACGGTGCTCGATGCTGTCGAAGCCGCACTTGATACACTGCTAGCTGCACTAGAGATTGTCGATGTTGCATAGGATGCCGTGGTTGATAATGCAGATGACAGGCTTACATTTGAGCTAGCCCATGCCTTTTCCACCTGACTTAAACTGACATCGGTGACAGAGCTGCTTGTTTTGGTTGTAACCACACAAGTTCCTACATCAACTTTAGAGTTGCTAGTAATTGACGTCTCAGCAATAGATATCACTTCCGCAAAGTATGCCTCTACGGTAAGAAGAGTCACTCCGCTAGCTGCCGTGGTCTTATACCCATAGTGAACTAGGTCGTAACTGCTGTAAGTAGTGTCCGGCGTCTCTATGTCGTAAGTATTGGCACTAGCCATCATCACATCGAGAGTATTAATCAATGTTTGGCGTGAAAGCGTCGACAGATTGGTTAAGTTAGCAACCGCACCCGTGTAACCGGTCCATCCCTCAAGCGTGAATATGACACGCAAGTCGGCAGGTCGTCTTACTTTGTTGTAAGAGCTAAACGAGCCTTTTTCTACCGGCGCATTAGATATTGAAGCATCACTAATTCTTTCAACGCTTATCCATGAAGTGGGCACAAATACGTCAGTACCGGGTTTAAGGCTCAGGCTGTTTGTGCCATTCGGGTCTAAACTGTTCACTGTCAGGCTGTAACCAGGCTTCAAAGCACTCGTTAAAATGCTCGTTAGACTCCCTCCGCTAATTGCAGACAGCAGGGTCGTTTCATTTAAGCTGAATGCCATGTTATGACCCCATCACATATATTGATGACTGAGAAGCGATATCCCTAGATAGCGAGCGGACACTTGAAGGATTGCTGTTTAGGCTAATAGCGCCATGGAAGTGATAAGCATCAGAGCTTTGAGAGCTGTTGTTATTCACTACATTCTGCCTTGCGGCGAGAGCGGCACCCGTTGTTAATTGCTCTGTATAAGGGTTTACACCATTTTCATGCGTAGTAATTGCCCCCATCAAGCGAGCCATAAGGGCCGGGTCATTGAGGTTCAGCTTTGCGTTAGCATCTATACCAAGCTTTTTAGCCACTGACTGAATATAGGACTTAGTATCATTCTCGGAACCAGGTGCCCAAGTGCTTACTATCTTCTTAATAGTATCAAGATGAGTGCCGGTAGTTTTACCGTCGAAGTATCGATAGAGCTGTGACGCCATGGCCTTGAGTCCGTCAAAGGCGGTTGCGAACTTAGCAAACCTTCCCCCTTGGCTTTCAAGAGTCGCGCCGTTTTGGCCGCGATAATCAATATTGCCGGGATTATTATTTCGGATCCCTCTGGATAGATGCAATTTCCCACGCAGCCAATCATCAGCACCTCTAGCCCAATGGTTGACTTTATTTCTGGCATCAACAGCGGACTGGTCGAATGAATTTAGCTTCTGCTCCTTTTGGTCTGGGTTATCTCCTGACCACGCTTTCTTAGCTTCTTGCCATGCCCCAGTGAAATCTCCATTTTTTAAATCTGCAAAGACTTTGGCAAGGTGCGACAACATCGCCCTAAAGTCTTGAAGGCTTTTGGTAGCGCCGTCTATCTCATCCTTAATTGTCCACTTTTTGAGATCAATGCCTAATATATCCTTAAGCATCTTACTGAAGTCATTGCTGTATTTTACTAGAACAGCTCCAAGCTTCTCTACTGAAGGTACCGCGTCGTCGATCTCACCAATTAGCTGATTAGCTTGTGGTATGAGGTATAGATAAAGCTGATTTTTTAGAGCACTCATCTTCTGGTCGAGAATAGCAAGTTGCTCAGTAAGTCTCCTAGCTCCTTGCTCGTCTCCGCCATTTACCGATGACAGCCTCGTCATCCTCTGGACTTCTGGCAGAAACTGCCCGCTTGATGCAGACTGAATTGTTGCGGCGTCAAGCCCCACCATTCCACCGAATGAGTATTGTTGCTCTTTCGTAAGCTTCGGCAGGCCTTGGATAATTTTGGTTATTAACGTCTGGCCATCGTCTTTGAACGCATTGTTAATACCCATACGTGCTGCAACTTGGTATATCGGAGAACTGTAGTCTCCTGTTGCATGCGCGGTATTAACTGCGTTCTGTGCATTTGTTAGCGCGCCAGTAATCGCTTGTGGTGTCGAGCCAACTGCTTGCGCTGCGTGCTGCCAGCCGTCTAATTGTTTTGCTGAGAGTCCGAGCATCTTGGATTGAACAGAAAGACCCATGACGCTCTTTGTCATGTTGTCTACGAACTTCACTGCTCCCATCAGTGACAGGCTTATCCCTGCGAACCCTAGCAACTCGCCTTTTAGGCCCGCGAACACATTTCTGGTCTCACTGGCACTAGCCTTGAGATGGGATAGCATCCTATCTGATGTTTTCCCGAGCTTTTTCTGGGAATCAGAGGCGCGACGGGCTGACTCGTCAAAGGCTGAGGCCATATCCTCCATCACCTTCTTCATACCAACTACAGCAGCCGTTACTGCCTTTTCACCAGATGTCAGGTCCTCAGCATTAATCCCAATTTCTATGAAGAACTTTTCTAACAAACTGTCAGCCATTAGTTACCGCCGCTTAAAATATGAGTGTTATGGTTATCGACCGAGGCTATCTCTAGCATGTCGTAGATATCCTCAACGCCGTAAACGGTCTGGCACTCGATTAGCGTTGCCATCTTGACGGAAACCACAGATGCGATGATTAGCGGCACGTTGGCGTACTCTACTAACTTCTTCATCTGTGGTTTTGCCAAGGGTGAATCTACTCTGCGGCGTTTGTAAAAAAATCGATGTGCAGTTTGAGGACTTCTGTTCTTAATTTCAGGAGCGAGCCAACCTCTTCGATATCATCATCATCGATAGGTCGGCGCACGGTAGGGTCTTTCGGGTTAGGCATGATTTGAACGCAAGTCAGCATTTCAGTAAGCAAAGGCTCTGCAACCACAAAAGGGACCTGAGAAAGGATTTTAATCCCCGACGCGGCAATGTTGGACATTGCTCCAAGCTTTGCCATGTCGAATCCTTCTGCCCCAAACGCTGCCATCAATAAGCGAGTCGCCCACCTTTCAGCCTGCATCGCTGACATTTCTGTGATGAGAAATCGCTTACCGGCATCACGGCCTTTTTCAAGCGTTACACTGATTTCTTTACGAGCCATTTATAATCCTTAAGAGCTGTATTCTGATGGTGTTACGGATTCCCAGCGAATAAGCGCGGTAATCGGTTGAACAGTTCGCCCCGCTGCTGCCATGGCTGCTACGTTCACCAAAACACCATTGGTTAAGGTGTATTTCTTTCCGTGGGTAGGGAAGATAATAGTTGCGTTACAGCGATAGACAGCAATTGACGTTCTCGAGGTAGTGGCCCACGTCTGGAACTTCGTGTAGGTCGGCGAGTCCGGCATGATGTGCCACGTCTGGTCAACTGAGTTCAATACCGCTCCTGCCGACAGGGTCCCATCGACACCCATTACCGTTTCTGCCAATTCGAGATTGGTTGCTTCAAAGATGTTATCCGCAGTGAATCCCTGCATCGTGAAACCTGAAGGGAACAGATTGGTCACCGTCATTGTTGCGGCTACGTCAGCCGCTGTGATAATCCCGCTCATTATTGGACCTCGATGCTGGACATGGATAAGTTTTGCAGAACACCGCCATCGGTGTACCAAAGTGTGACAGCAGGGGATGTTCGGTTATCGCGCATCGTTGCGGTGAATTTGCCGATGTACAGGTAGAAACCTTGGTTGGATAACGTTGAAGAGACATCAGTACCAACGGCGTTATAGATTGCCTGCTTTTGAGCGCTGGTAAGAGTAGTACCAGTTGTGATACCGCCCCACGTTTTGAACTGGCTCAATGTATCTGCACATGCAGCCTCAATCGCTGTACGGCCAGCGGTACCATAGGGTAGGTACGTTTCGGACATGAACAGAGTGAGAATGTCACTTTGTAGGTTAGCGTTTAGCCAAATCTGCCCAAGGTAGGCGTCATACCACTTGTAATCGCCGGTAATTGTACCCTGCGACCAGTAGCTTTCGCTGACATTATTCTCTGAGTATTTGCCGTAGAAGTTGTAGCCATTAGCGGTCAACGCGGTATGCTGCGCCTCAGTAGAAGCCATTACAGTCAAACCAGACTGTGCGCGGAACTTCAGGCTTCTGCGCCCGTTAGTTGCATCGAAGTCGAGCGATGCGGCAAAGCCCATAGCAGAACAAGCATGAGTCTGGTCACCGTATACCGGGACCGTGCCACCGTAGCTGTATTCGTCAATCACTTGGTAAGCAAAGGTAGATGTACTGCCAGAAGTGGTTTCTGTACCATCCTGAGACCATCCGACATAAACAAACCGGTCACTGGAGGAGTTGCCCCATGCAGAAAATGTTACGTGCTGCGCCACGGTACACTCAAAAGCAGTGGTAAAGGTTGCCCAGTCTTGGGTTTTAGCCTTTAGCGCTTTCATTGAGTCCGTAACACTGGCCGCATCAGCACCCTGCGATAGGACAGCCCCGGTTGCTTCGGTAAGAAGTAGTGAGGTTGCCAAGTCACCCGATGCATAAGCCATCGCTGAATCTGCACCAGTTGTGGGGCTAGTGAAGATGAACGCTTTCGCCGTAGTGTCATAAGTCACGGTAACCACATCAGAACCGAATGTGTCTTGTATTAGCTCAGCTGCTGCTGCGTAACTGGTTACGCTTGAGAAGTTCAGTGACTGCGTTACGGCGGTACCATTATCAACAGTAAGGGTCAGGTCACCTGATAAAAGCTTGAGGCCTGCAACTGACAGAGAAGATAGCGAAGCACTACGCAAGAATGCTGCAGCAGCTGAGGTGTTGAATGCCCAGAAATATAACGCTCCTGGTGTAGATAGACTGTTATCGTAACCGGCAAAGTAGATATCAGCCATTGAGTATTCAGTAGATGAACTACCGAAGTAATCAGAAACGTCGTCAGCACTTGTGAAGGTTAGGAGCGTTCCCTGTGGCGCTAAGGCGTTATCAGTCAGAATCACTCCATTGAGATCAACTGCTGAACCGCCAGCCACAAGAACTCCCGGCGTGACGCTTACGTCAACCGAAATAGGAATAGCCATGATTTCTCCAAAAAAGAAACCCGCCGAAGCGGGTTAGAGGATGAGTGGTTTTAAAGTGTTCCGACCCCGGTTATTGTTACCCCTGCGGAATCAAAAAAGTATTGTCCGATTCGCACGTAGGCATCAGCCTGCATTGTCAGGTCAACACTCCAGCGGTCGCCGTATTGCTGCTCGGAGTCGATAAAAGCGGTCTGCCTTGGCTCGCCAGCGCTAATCGGTGAAACTGCATATCCCGTCGAGTTAAACGCCTCACAAGCCCACTCAGAGCGAAATACCGTAGAGATGAGGTTGCACATCGTCGCTGCCTCGTTGCCGTAGCAGTCAAGCTGCACGCGCCATAACAGTGTTCGGCGCATAACCTCGTTACCGGGCGTTGAAGATTGGTTCTCGTACTCGGTTCGGTTCGTTGACTTCGGATCAAGCCCGAGCGACGTCATGGTAATAAAATTTCCCGTCGGTGTGCTGACTCTGTTTTGCTGAGACTGAAGGACTTCGACATCGACTAGCTGCAGAAGAACCTTGCGCAGCGCCGTGAACATATCGCTCTGCGTGAGCGTCGAGCTTACGTTGTCTGCAAACATGCTATTACCCTCGTCCAGTCCGGCCATATCTCAGGCACAGAGACTACAAGCCACTTATCGTCACCAATAACGAAAATGTCTCCACCTTCATTGGCTTTGCGGTTTAGCCCGCACCAATTGCCATTCGTATAGATGCTCACGAACTGGCCCTGAAGGTTGATATTATCGATATGCTGTAAATCAGATTGACTGATAGCTTGCTTCTGCACCTTCATACTTATCGCGTCGGCGTATGATGGAGACTGCGAGCCATCACCATTGGTTGAATACCCCGTTGATTTATAAATTTGCGCCGTGACATTCGGGTTAACCACTGAAGTGACTCGGTTAGCTATTTTTCTCAGGTTCATTCATCCACCTTGTAATCAATTCGGTCACGCATGATGCCAGTGTCGATTAGCGGTTTATCAAATCCTTTGGCCTTAATAGTCGACTCAGCCAATGCAGGCTCGGTCAGAGTATTAATTTCCTCTTTGATATCTCCGGTCATCTTTTCACCCAGAAGAGCGAGGGCGGTACGCATATCGCCGTTAGTGTGGTTTACGGCACTCACTAGCGCACCCCCCCACTCCCCTGACTTCCTCACGATCGTGTTTCGCATGAATGGTCTTGGCGGTTGGTTATTGGCAGGGTTACCAAACTCATTGGTCGCCGCTACCATCGCAACACTGGTCCCGTCAGGGTACGTCGCTGACTCAACTATGCCGACCTTAAGTGACTTACCAGATTTGAGCTTTGCCAGCCTATCCTGAAGCGCCTTAAGGCCATTGCCGGAGACTTTGAGTGAAGATGCCATCAGAAACCTCGGCGTAAGTAACCACGCGTGTAACGTGACGCAGGATTTGATTGTCCTGGTACGTAGCGCATACGACGATACTTAGCAGTTAATGCCCAGAACTCAGCGCCATACCCGGTTTGGTCATACCATTGAGAAGCTGACGAGCTAGCCCAGCTAGAACCAACTGAAACGCTACCCTCTGACGCGGAAGATACCCGACCCACCATGCCTGATGGGCCGCTACCGTCTGTTCCTTGGTTAATTTCCGTCAGGTGCGCCGTGAGTAGCCATAACAGCACTTTGCGCTCCGTCAGGTCCTTAACCTTTGAGGATTGAGTGTTATTAACAATCAGAGTGGCTTCGTCAAAGAATGCGGATAATAGGCCAGTATCGATTGAGGCAAACTCAGGGTATCTGACCAAAAACGCCGCTGAGTCGAAAGCCACTATCCCACTCATGCCGCCGTGGATTTCTCAATCTTGAAGCGAGACTGAGGGATGCGCGTGTCTTTCATGTCCTGACGCAGACCTTGCAAACCAGATAGCAGAGATTCTTTCTCTTTAGTCTCTGCATCAGCGCTCTTACGGTCTTTCTGAGCGTAGACTAGGCCTTCTTTCAGGAACTTGTGTGTAGGGTTAGCTTCTACCCATGCAGACCACAACTGAGCATCAACTTCACTCACGCCTACAGCACCCTGTAAAAGGTTGCCATTAAAGTCTCGCATCATGGACTTGTTACAGCCATCAACCCGAAACGTCTTGCCATTATGCTCAAGTGATAAGCCGAACGGGACTTTGGAACAAACGGTAACGGTAGACATTAATTACACTCCAAGCATCTGCGCGATAGCAGAAGGTTGTTTAATGATTGCGCCCCAAGTACCAGCAGATTTCTTCTGCTTGTAGTTTGACGAGCCGATAACGACAGCGTGGTTACGCAGTTTCTCAGAGAATGCACATGAACCAGTTTCCTGACCCATGATGTCATCAGCGATTAACTGAATCAGCTCACCTGCATCAGTCGAGTATTCAGGGGCTGACACGACACGCAGACCTTTGTAGCGGCTTTGCAGCTCAGCTAATGCGTTAACGCCGTAGGAGTTGATGGTTGAGTTTAAGAAACCCTCTGTAGTCGGTGACACACCCAAAGTAAAACGACTGCTTATATCAACGTTACCGTTGTTTTGAGCAATAACCTGTTTGACAAGTAATGCAATGTCGTTGAACACAGCAACAGAGTCTTTATTCTCCCACGTAGTCTCACCATTTACCGTTTTAGGAGTAATAGCATCGTATAGTGATGGGTCATTAAGCATCCCGTAGTTCTTCAGCCCAGAGACGCCATAGAAATACGTTTTGTTCTGGAAACGGTTGATGGTGTTGGTTGCTGCACCCTGAACTTGAGAGACAAGGTCTAAACGACCAGCTGACGCCATTGCAACTTCACGCTCACCTAGCTCCAGCATGGTTTGGAATACAAACTGTTGCCGACTTTCGTAGTTGAAGTTCGCGCTCGCATTGCCGTTTTCATTAAAATCACCGTACGCTGAGGTAGTACCAGTTTGTTCAGCGATAGGGAATTCAGCGGCAGTCGTTAACCAGTCACCCATTTTCACTTCACCGAAAATCTCTGTTGCTCGCATTGGTGCGAACAGAACATCAATCGTTTTCGGGTCAACGTAAGTGGTGAACATGCTTAGCACGCCAGCACTTCCGGTAGTGGTCAATGTGGCCTGCGCATCCTGTGCGAAGCGTGAAGCGTCGCGCACTTCGTGCATGAAGTGAATGCCGTGGTCATTGGCTAATTGCGCGAGTACCGCGCGGTCAGAAATCTTCATTGTTATTCTCCGGTTCCGTTAACGCCGTAAATCCAAGTGCCGATTTGAATCAGCTCGTCAGCATCACCTGCGGAGCCTACATAAAACTGAGTCTCAACATACCCGTCGACAGTCGCGCCAGCTGAGCCAGTTGCGATTGACCCGTCGGCAGTCGATGTGAATACCTTTTGACCGATGGTGGCAGCCGTGGCCGTTTTAGCCCAGAAACTACCTTGAGTCAGGATAGTTACCGGGTTACCTGCAGGAATCAGCATTGAGCTTGAGCCGAGATATTCGGTGATAAGTGCTTGCTGTTCACGGTGGATGAATCCAGCCGGTGCGATGGTGCCTGCGTTGTACACTTCACCGTCTAAGAACCATGCGAAACGCGCTACCGTTGCGCCACTTGGGCCAGCAACTAATTGGCCTTCGCCGGCGAGTTGCTGGATTCGGATGCTGTGGTCAGCAAAGTCACCCTCGACCGCAGGGGCCATGTATCGATTAATTTTCTTCTGGAACGACATTATTTACGTCCTTTCAGTGATGGGAATAATTGGCTAAGGTCGCCGCGAGGTGCGGAGTCAGTTGCCATAGGTGCAGCGCTACGTTGCTTGCCTTGAATCGCCATGCCGACCATTGCCTTGAGTGCATTGAGGTCTTTAACGCCCTTATGGCCTTTGACTCCTGCCGCATCGAGAGCCATGTGGTAGATAGACTCTGCGCTATCCATCGCACCGACTTCACCGACTAAAGGCTTAACGTCTGCCTCGGCTTGGCGCATTGCTTGGAAACGACGAACTACCTTGCGCTCAATAGCAGCGGCGTCCATTGCTGGCTTGTCGTCTGCGTCTTCATCTTCGGATTGGTCATCCTCATCGGAGTCATTCGCCTGTTCGTCGTCTTGGTTATCCAAGTCTTGAGCTTGGCTATCGTCACCATCCTCGTCGTCTTCGTCCTCGGCTTGCTCATCGTCTTTTTCGTCAAGAGCAATCAAAGCGCGGCGAACTGCCTCGGGGTCAGCATCCTGTGCCAAAAAAGGCTGTAGGGATGCCATTAGCTTTTCAGCTTTGGTCATTGGTATTTCCTCGGGTTTAGAATCTCCGACTACAACATCAGAGCCAGTGCGCCCTACTTCAACGAGGGCTAGGTGATTCCCAACAATGTCACGCATCACGCCGTCATAGCGTTGACCGTTAACCTCGCCGGGGGTCATGTCAGGCCGATATCGGTAGCCTGGTGATAGTTCTTCTCTCGTTTCGTCCTGAATCTCAGCGATAGCTAAGGCATCAGTGACGATGAGGTCTGCTGTAACATAAATCCCGTTGAACTCGACATTGGAACCAACTGAGCCGACGACGGCCTCTTTAGGTGGCTCCTGTACATCGAAAGGAATATGTTTGTTTAGCAGGGGGATGTTCTTGAAAGTATCGACAGCACGCTTTAATTCATCAGGGTGTCGGTACAGTAGGTATTGCTGGTCAGGGTTAAGGCCAAGTTCCTTGTGTCCGGGTATCTCATATCCGTAATAGGGGCAGATATTAGCCTTTGAAATATTCGAGTTCTTCACTCGGAGATAGCCGTTCACATCGAACGAGCGTGCGGTAGCCCTGTCCAGAGCGAGATGCTCTAGTGTCATACCGTCCTCGTTATTATTTTTGTGTCATTTCCCAAGGCATTACGGCCTGCTGACTACAGCGACAGTTAATCAATTGACCGGGGAAAATATATTCGCCGTCAATGAATGCGCCTTTACTGAGGTCGAACATCAGCCTGTCTCTTCCCGCTTTTAGGTGGGATGGACGCGGGACTTTACCGCCACCGGAATGACGCCATATTGCATGGGTGATTCCGATGGACTTTTGCCTAGCTGTAACGATGACAGCGTTAGCTTTCGCTGATTGGTCACGAGCAATGAACGCCGCCCGTCTTTTCGTGACACCGTATTGCTCTTGCAGGTTGTCAGCGAGGTACTGCATGTCAAAGCCACGCGACACAGATTGCATCACGATAGTTTCGACACTGCTTAGGTGTTTTTCAGCAATGGATTTAATCAGGCCAACGTTTTCAGCAAGCGAACCCTCAAGTGCGTTTTTTACTTCTTCGCTCATGGAGAACTCGACCGTGAAGCCAGCCTTTTTCATCGCATTATGAAATCCTACGTCAGAGTACTTCTGAGAGGCGCTAATGAATTGAGATGCCAACTTATCGGCAACTCCATCAAATCGCTTTATCCAGCGTTTGGTTAACGATTTGATAGCCTTCTGCATTAGCTTGGCGGGTGAAGGGAGAGCATCTTGTGCTAACCCTGTCTTTCTGTACTCTGCACGCACCCAGTACATGATTGATTCGTGCATTTCCTCGACTAGCTTATCCAGCGCCTTTTCGTACTTCTGCCTGACAACTGCATTAGGTAATACGGGGTCAAGTAGCCGCCCGGTCAGCTTCAGATTCTGGCTCGCCTTCCTCTTCTTGCTCGTCGTCATCGTCTACCCCGGTATCAAATTCAGCGTGTAGGTCAATCCCAGCAAAGCGAGAGTTCTTATCACCTTGCAGAATCGATAGCGCACTATCTCCATCAATGATTTGGCTTGTGACCAACGTTGCGAGCGTGTCAGCCTGATTCTTCTCGACCTCTGATTTCTCAAGTTCGGAAAGCTGGTAAAGCGGCTCGAAGTCAAACCCTATGGCATCATCAATCTCACCGTAGAGATGCAACTGGACCACCTTAAGCGTCTTTTCAATCTCATCGCGTAAGTCAGCTTCTTGTCGCGCCATGATGTAGTCATAGAACACGCGAATTTCACCATCACTTGAGGCGTTTAGGCCCGATGGCGTGATGCCGAGTAACTTGACGATCGGAATTGACGAGATGCCGGCCATTTGCTCTTGGGACTGAGCCTGCAATGCATCGAGACCAGATAGCGGGATATTAAACTGGAAGAACTCTTCTTGGTCCTTATCTAGCAGCATGACCCCGTTGTTATCGCGAAGCATTGCAAATATCTCAGCGCGGCCCTGCAAATCATCTTCAGTTCCGCCCTGTAGCGTTGACTGCATGTTGGTCAGAATGCCGCTTGTACTGAATGAGCGAATCATCGTGTTAATGGCGTCGCGGGTGCTAATCCAATTATTGATGGTCGGCTCACACATCTGCGAGATACTGATACCACCGAATGCAAACGATGCTTTGAGCATGTCAGGCACAGGGTTGCTGATAATCGTACCGAGGCGCGTATGGTGCGTGAGTTTTTGGAAAACGTACCACTCAGACGGCTTGTAGTAATCGCGGCGCAGCGGGTTAGTGCTATTGAATATCCCCGGATAGGTCCACATCGGCTCGACGTTAACCAGCCCACGAAAGCTACCCTTGGTAACTTTGAATTTATTCAGAGTTAAGATGTTAGAAAGCTCATCAGGGTTATCACTTACTAGGCCAGAGCCTTTCGGCATGTCGAGGTCGTAATAGAACTGACCCCGACCGAAGTAACCGTCATCCTCGAGCACTTTGCGAAACGACTCTTGGATTTTTAGCCGCTTAAACTCTTGGGTGATTTCGATGACCTTCTGGTCACGCTCACCGCTTTCGTCATCACCGTGGACTTTGATATTTATCCACTTGCGGGTCATCTCCTCAGCGATAACGCCCACTATCTTTCGAAACTCAGGCTTCAGGGCAAGTTGCGCAAGCACCGGATAGCCGGGAAAGAACACCTGATACAGGCCAGCATCGTTAATCCAGTTATATGGCGTGTTATCCTGCGCCATTATGGAATCGTAAGCGAAGCTAGGAACAACTCCCGGGGGCGGCTCGTATCGTTCTACTTGTTTCGGAGATTCGTAGATTTTGCTCGCGCGAGCTATCCTCATTGGAGCTTTTTCTGCGCGTGGTTCATCCTCCCGCTGAGGTGCAGGATTCTGCTTTTTCTTCCAGAACATAGTTATCGTCTCAGCAGTGCGGGGTTAATTTTTATTGGTTTTCTGATTATCGGAGCGAAGGCCATAATCAGGGAGTCAGCGAGGTTGGGTGATGGTATGCCGCGCTTTTTCATATCTGGCTTACTTTCAACCTTGACCCGACCGTTGAGGTCATAGGTCACCCATGGTCGAGATAATTCAGCCTTGAGGTACTCAATCTCTTTTATACCAGATGACAGGCTGATTAGTTGCTCAGGTGGGTATTCCTCACCCATCGTTACAGCTCTAAATGTCTTATAGAACCTATCGCGTACCGCCCACCATGCCTGAGCCTTGACGTTGGAGAACATATCTTTGTTCTTCTTGCCAAGAATGTACTCGCGCTCTGGGTCGATAACTGATCCGCCAGCATTGAATCCTTGCACGTTAACCGATGCTACACGCCCGTAGTGAGCTTTAACGCCAGCACCCACACCAATTGAGTCGTACACGATTTCATCAGCACCATGCTCGATAGCGTAATGATGAACCCTATCTGCGCTCGCTATCACATCACCCTTATGCCATTGCTCTGAGAATAAACACACAGAGCCGTGCCTGAATGTTTGCGCACTGGTATCTTCCCCCTCGTCGGCCACGTCGAACCCGATACGCTTCTCACCGACCGGTTCAAATCCTAGCTTAATGTGAGCATCGACCGCAGCAGCAATCCACGAAGGTTTGATAATCGCCATCTCACTATCCGCAACTGGCTCACCCTCCCAGATATGCAGGTAAAGGTCATAGTCCTTTCGCTTGCATTCTTCCATCTCAAGGCGAAGCACCTCGGGGAAGTGTGGGTTTTCTGAGTAGTTAACTGTGAGCAAACAAATATCGTCGGGAGGAGATGTGACGAATCGCTGATAGGTATCGTCCAAAATGTTCTTTGGATTGAACGATATCCATATTTCAGAGCCTGGCTTACGAATAGTCGGGATAAGCACATCCCAAGATTCCTTGGTTACCGCCTCAGCCTCTTCAATCCAGCAGATATCGACACCTTCAAGCGATTTAATCTTTGTCGGGTTATTCTTGATGCCGTAGAACATAAACTCACTATTAGTGTGTACATGGCGAATACTACGGCTTTGCACTTCAAATTCATGCTGGTAGCCATGTCTCGCTATCGTGTCATCTAATAGGCGGATAACGGAGTCGCTAATGCTGTTCTGGAGTTCGCGGGCGCAGAGAAAGCGATAACTCCCCCGCCGCGCTATTTCAATTAGCAGCCGAGCAATTGTCCAACTTTTCCCTGACCCGCGACCACCTTTGCCACTTTGTAGCGATGCGGTTCAGTAAAGGGTAAGAATATTTCGTTGATTGGCGTCATTTGCTGAATAGGTTCGTCAGTGGAGGAAGGTTAGCAATGTTGAAAGTACCTTTCATTTCAATCACCTGCTTATCGAGTCCAGTTAGCTTTGCTTTTGCCATAGTGGCTGCTACTGCGGCTGATGACTGAGGTGTTTCAGATGTTAATGCTGCCGTACGGGCTTCCTCTAACTCAGCCAGTAATGAATCAACGGTGACACTGTGACGCTGTTGGATATCGCCGCGTAACTCTTTGAGCCTTAGTGCAACCTTAGCGTTGTCGAGAAGTTTACATGCGTTAACGTGAATTGCTTCAGGTTTCATCTTGTCAGCAGCATACGCCGTCCGGTAAGCCTCAGAAGCATTACCTTTCTCGATGTATGCCTGACAGAATTTTTCTTGCTTAACTGTCAGACCTGCCATTGTCTAATCCTTGTTGATTGCATTAAACAGCACCCGATAGGATGCTCTGTGATGCATACTATTTTGAAGCGATTATTCAATTCACCCATTGATATTGAATCTATACTTATAGGAATTTTACTTAGCAGACTAACGATCGGGTTTGTAATGGAAATAAAACTAGATATAGCTAAAAGTATTCTGATTAGAATTAGGCATTCTTACCCGAGATCGCTTGGGTCGGATGGGTATAAAGAACTTTCTGATGCACTAGGAAGCGATATGTTATTAGATGGATACCTGCTCTATCTCAAGGAAAAAGGGCTAATACACGCAGAGATGATGTATAACCGCACCGAAGGGGGTTTCTGGTGGGTCAATACAAGCACCCTGAGGGTATCTGCAAAAGGTATCGATTGGTTAATGTAGATATTTATCATCTAACTAGAAAAATTTATGAAGCATGTGATTTATCACTTGCTTACCATTAGGTTCTAATTTTAATTTGTGACAATCTCCGCATTACCGCTCGAAAAGCGAACAATACGCACAATTTACCTACCGGATACATTTCATTGGTATCAATCATCACCGATTACTTTCACATTAAATATGGTGATGGCTATGGACATAACTTATCTGGTAGACATTAATGGCGTTAGCTCGAAGATTTTTTTAGCCAACGGGGTATATCACTCTAATAGAAGAGGTGAGATCATTAAAGCCTCGGCCAAGGATGATTTTAAAGATAAATTAATCAAAAAATACGGGCTATCTGAACAGGCCGCCCTAAAAATTGTCAATCATTTTGAGTAATCGGGCACAACTATTAAGCTTTACGTGCCAACAGCATTTTTAGAACACGCGCATTTCGAATGAAGTCCTAAATTTAGAAAAATTGATGAACTGGAGTTAGATATGTATAAGTCAATTTCTCTTTCGATTAATGGCGTTTTAGTTGAAATGATTACTTCCCAAAATGGCTACTCTGCTCAAATCCGAGGTCGTACTTTTACTGCTGCATCTAGACAGGAACTCGCTGAGATTTTAATTAACAATTTTCAATTCAAGCCCAAAACAGCACTAGAGCTTGTGCAGAGTGTGATGTAACAGGAGAATTTATGACTAATTTATTTTTAATACTCCTAGCCGTAGTTTCTGGAGTTGTTGCTATATGGGCAGGTGCTTCTTACTTAAAAGAGCGAGCATGGAAATCTAATGGTTTCTGATACAGACCGAGAGCCGTTGTGAAAGTGGCTCTCTTTTCCTTTAAAATCAGCAAGCTCAAAATTGAGCCAACCACGCAGCCAACATGTCAAGATGTTAAGCGCTTGTCTCTTCGGGATGCTGTTTTTTTAATCCGGTATTCTTCTGTGCAATAGATGCAAGCGCCGTTGTTTGTCTTCCGTATTGGCATTTGGTGCTTCTCGCATACTGAACCTCTGTAGGTTTTCTCACTTAATGCGAGAGCTATCTTTCTTGATAAGAAAAAGGCGATTAGAGTAGATTCATTATTTTTTCCATGATAGCAACTATCGATAGCTTTCTGTCTCTTTCTGCCAATAGAAATCTTATATATTTGGCTTGTGTGTCTTCCTTTATTTATACAGTCGTCCATATTTTCTTTATGGGTCGCGGGGATAATGTGCTCAGGGTTTACGCACGCTGGATTATCACAGGTATGCATTAACTCAAGTTTTGATTGGTCATAATCTCCGACTAGCATTAGATATGCCACCTTGTGAGCACCTAAGTTATGAGATCCAATTTTCATTCTTCCGTAACCACAACGGTCTTTACTGCCCAGGAACACCTAGCACCCTGAATTTCCATCAACTTCAACTCTATTCATCAACCTTACGGTAAGCGGCTTTCTGATTTCGAGTGATTTAAGATATGCAACATTGAACATAGTCGCCTCACTATCGCCAATTAGTGAACGCAATCAGGACGTTGGCGTAACGTATTTTCGGGGATCAGCCTAGATTGCGTGCATAAAAAAAGCCTCGCCTTAGCGAAGCCTTACTATTCTTTCTCACCTTCCTTTCAGGCCATCAACTAAAGGATTCGAATAACTGTCGTCTTAATTCGTTAGCGTCTTTCAAGTGGTAGTTGAGTCGGACGTGTTCAGCCAGTGACTGTTGGTAGTCTTCGAGCATCGATGCACTACCCATCAGCTTTTTCATCTGCCGTCTAAAGTCATCCTTACTGTCTGCGTACATGACGTGATCGCAATCGACTTCGTTAAAGTACGGCCGCACCTTGGAAGCGATGAATGCCAGCCCTTTCGAACCGGCCTCTAGCATCTTGAGGTTCGACTTACATTTGTTGAAGGCGCTGTCTGTTAATGGGGCCAGTGCACATTGGTGACCGTCCAGTAACTCCATATAACTCGCCAGCGGCTTAGAGTTCTTCAGTCGCACACTGCCGAGTGATGAAAGTATCTTGTTCCACTCTGCATCATTAGGCTTAAAGCCCGCGATAGTGACGTTTTGGTCAACCGGTAATTGTTGAAGGTCTTCACGATGAGATGAGCCGCCAGCCCAGACAAAGAATGTATCTGGTTTTGATTGGGCCTTTTTAAACTGACCTTTATCGTAGTCAATAGCGTTGGGGACTACTACGACATTACGGTTATGCTCTCTAACCTGCGAGGCAAGGAAACTTGTTGAAGCTATTACGGCGTCAGCTGCTTTTAAGCATTCGATAATTGTTTGACTGACTCCCGCCATCTTGAACCGGTCAAACAGGTAATGCCCTGGTTCGAGGTTCCAATGGTCGTCAATATCGATAACTACCTTATACCCTGCTCTCTTCTTGGCGAACAATTCTTGTAGACCGCCAGTCGGCATCCGGTTGGCCCAGAATACAGGGACTTTAGGATTGGCGATTTTTCCCGATTGCTCCATTTGCTGATAAGGCGCTACAACACGGTGGTAGTCGCACGCAGTATTCGGTCTTAGGTCTGGAAATAGCATGGTAGGGAAATCGTCTTTATCACGCGTATGGGACATATATCGGCCCCTCGTTATCGACTAAAGATTGCAAAAGTTTCTCTCCTTTCTCCATGCCATCTTTTTTTACTTCTGAAGAGACAACGGACTTTTCGAAACAGGAATACATATCCTCAACATGAATCGAGTGAAGAAGTTTCAAAGGTATTTCCCATCCGAATCCGTTTTTGCTTCCTAGCCCAGCAAGGTGGGCGCGGTATGCATAACTAACATCTTCTGGACCGTATTTACCATAAGCCAGATCGAAGTAACCGATAGTATCGACGCACTTACGAGTTACCATGGAAAATTGGACGGTTACTCCACCACATATCAGCATCCCATCCTCATAACCTGATGGGTCTTTATCAAATATGTGTGGCCAGCCAATGAAATCTAATCCGCGATTTTTTGCGGCGTCGACTGCGAAGCTCACCCACTCTTTACGCATCGGCCATACGTCATCGTCCATAAGGAAAATAACTTCACACCCGTTGTCATAAAGCTCCTTGAGAACTCTGTTTCTCGCATAGCCCGGGCCTTTACGCTCTTTATCTTCATAGACACTGATAGTCACTTCTTCACCACAGAGATAATCAGGTAAATCTCGATCACCTGTAGTTATTACTCCGATGCCTATTTTCATAAATTCGCCCTTAGTCATTAAAATCTAGGCCACTCGAAAATGGCCTATGTTTTGATTACTTAGCTTGATGCGGCTTCAGTGTTGGCTGAGTCATCAGTTGATGCTGACGCACTGTCATCAGATGAAGTAGCGTCAGCAGTTGCTTCGGCCGGTGCATCAGCAGAAACATCGGTGATTTCCAACACTGGCGCGTTCTCTTGCAGATGCTTAGCAAGGACCGCAGCTTTTAGGTCATCGTATTTGTTAACCAGAGCAGCAATCTCAGCCGAGGTTAATTGAACAGTTACAGACATGATTTCTCCTTAAGAGGATTTAGTGACTAATTTTTTCGCAAGGGCTACTAACTCGTCCCACTCGGTATCAACGTCGTGCCCGATATTGATAAGAAGCTCTTTAACCTTACTCAGAACAGAGTCGGTTGATGGCTCAGTGGTCGTGGTAGTTGTAGTTGTTGTGCTCGCAGCTACGGGCGTAGCGGCGGTCGTGGTTGCTGCATCGGTCGTAGCAGCTGTGGTATCGGCAGTAGTTGTGGCAGTAGTATCAGTCACATAACTTTCCTTCTTCGTTGTCAGCCAGGTGATGGCTTCGTTAAATATGCTCATTTTTTATTATCTCCACACTTCGCATCCCACTTATCGTTATGCGCGTTAATCTCCCGTACAGTACGGATATCCATTAACTTGTAGTCATTGGCATGAGTGTAGATGGGAGAGAAGAGCGTGCAGGATGAGTCAGAGACGACGTATTTAATCTGTGGTGTTGTACTTCGATCCTTGCAACTTACTACGAGCGGCAGAATCAGACAGAGAAGCGTTAGACGAATCGGCATTTTTGGCGACCTTGATAGTAGCGGCTTGAGTTTGGGTCACTGCCTGTGATTCTTTCACCTCTTCCTGAGCAGTCTGGACATCAGCTTTGGCCTGCGTTTTAACTGTAGCCACCTTCTTACTGCCGAACCAGGTAGCAACTAAAGCCGCGATCACTGCAGCGCCACCAATCAACACAGTCTTGAAGCTTGCCAAAAGCGTTAGAATCGCGGTCATGGGTAACCTCGCATCTCATCAGCTTTATTTTTTAGCTTCGGTTGCCGGACATATTGAGCGACGACAGCTAACCCCATCAAACAGGGGCTGACGTAACTAAGAATGTGCGGGGGAACGAGGCTCTTTAAGTCAGGAGGCAGAGAATTCCAGGTATTGAGTGCAGCATCAGGAAACTGCATGAAGATAGCACCAAGCGATGCACCTACAGCGCCTAGCCAAACAGACCAGGTCTTCCACAGAAGTCGGGCATGTTCGACGAACTCAATGCGGGTATATTTTCGAATCATCAGCAGGATGAATGCTGCGAGGATAATGACTAGCGGGATTACAATAAAAATCATAATGCAATCCTGTTTGCTAGCCATCCATACTCAAACGACTCATTTGCTGGCCGCTGCTCTGCTAATTCAACATAGCGAGCACCCTGCAAGCAATTTAGTGCCGTGAGTAAGACATTAATACCTGCCGCGCCGCGATAGGAGATAAATGCCCGTAAGGCATAAATCGTTCGCGGACCAATCTGACCATCGGCAGTAATATCTGGATATTGCCGCTGCTGGTTATTTAGCACGTTGAGTGAGCGCTGAAGAAAAGTTGTAGCGACCTTTGGCCCCATGTTAACGCCGGTATCGCATAGCTTTGCAGCCACTTCGGTCGATAACGAGTTAACCTGGTCAAATCCGGGTCCCGTCCAATAATCTGCGGTTAGGATGTTTAACGCTTGGTCTCGGGTGAGGGTTTTCATATCTCCGGTAAATCCATGCGCGCGGGCTACGGCCTGAGTGATACCCCAGTTAGTAGGACCACCTTTGTCGTTAGGGTTGTTAACGTAGCCGCCCTCTTTACCAAGGATTGAGTTAAAGATATCGTCTTTAGTCATCGGGTGCTCCGTAGGTTTTACGCCACGCCCTTTCCTCTCTCGCATCGCGCTTCCTCTGAAAGTAGAGATTGACGATGAATGTAAGGACCGCGAGGATAAAACCTCCAATTGTTAGCCATTCGTTCAAGGAAACACTCCCAGATATAAATGTCGCCCCAGACGTTACGTATGCTGCTGTAGTGGTGACTTTATCGGGCATAGTTTGCATCTCACACCTCCGGTAAGGGTCGGTGCTGTGTGTGTTGAAGAAAAGGAAAGGAATTCACCTGCTGCCGTAGACGCTTTCGTCAGTCATTGAGGTTTTTACGGGTCGTCGATTTTGGCAGGAGGTGAAATAAAAAAGGCCTCACCGAAGTGAAGCCTTGAAATTTGGGTATAAAAAAAGCCCTCGGGGTGAGGGCGAATAAAAATATCTCTATTCAGGAATCGCCTCTGAGTCCGTCAGCAGGCTGTATGGTATAGCGGCACTCAATCATGAATGATGATAAATCCCTATTCCTCGGCGCTATGTATTAACCATAGTGCAGTAATGCGATTATGCAAAAATAGGCATAAAAAAACCCCGCCGAGGCGAGGTTTATAATTTGGCTTGATGAATAAAGTGTAAATTCCCATCATTAGAGTCAAATTTACCCAAGAAAGTGCCAAATTGCAAGAGCAATCGTTTGTGATTAGTTAATTTCCTCGAAAGAGGTAGTAACTAACCGTAACATGCTGTTTGCATGATTCTCTGATTTCTCCAGTTCAGTTATAAGCGACTCATAAAATTGAGTTACCCCTTTTTTCCATTGGTCAGCAGTGACGTGACTGGATAGCGCACGATAAACTGATGCTGCTGGCAGTTTATTGAAGCCCTTCCCCCCACATCGTTCGCATTCCTTTTCAGTAAATACGCCAGTCCGTTCCGTCATCTCACGATTACATGCCCTGCCAGTTCCCTTGCAGTCCTTACACCTCGCCCCGGGCGTTGCTGCTGATCGGGACCAAGCTGAGAAAGCAAAAGTTGCGAGAGTTTGCACCACTTTCAATTTAATATTGGTTTCAAGTTTGCGTAAGGCTGCCACCTTGCCGCAATGCTTGAGTCCATGTTGTGTTAAAAGTCGTATCGCGTTTTTCTTATCGTTCTCGCTCACTTCCATTTTACCGTTGAAAGCACTGAAACCGAGTGGAGAACGACTCTGAACCATCCCTAAAGCACCCATCACGTCAGTTCCGGTTAATGTCTCTGAAACGGTTGCTCTTGGGGAGTCGGTAAATTGCGGGGATTTTGGTGAGTGAAATTTAACGGCGCTTTCTAAATTCATTACTCCTCCGCTTATTGCCGGGTTGGGCTGGATAGCTCTGTGGGGTTTTGTACTTGACTGTTGGGGTTATGGGTGAGAAGTGGTTAAGGAGTTTGGTCAGCCAGTGCATATATCCTCCCATGTCAGTAATGATTCATCGTCGAGCGCTCTGACTTGCATACGAATCCCCCCGCCTTTTCTCTTGGTTATGCGGATAATTGATAAATGGTCTATCTGTGAATCGTCCAACCAAAACCCAGCCTTCGTTAAGGCGTCAAATAAGCCTTTTAAGACGTTATCTAAGTCGCGCTTGCGGTTATCTGGAGGTGAGGCGTAAATAGTTACTGAGAGCTTCTGAGGGAGTTTTAACGCTAGGTCTTGTTGCTGGATGATACTGTTAACTTCTTCTGCAAATTTTTCGGCTTTCTCGCTTAGGTAATTCCTGCCCCTAGCGTGTCGGTAGTTGGTATTGTTCGACGGTGGCCACGGAAGCGTAAGCCTGTATTCGTTCATATCGATATAAGCCCCTCTTGTAGCCAGATTACTTGCGTCCGCGCCATTCCCTCTAGCGCACACTCTTTCGCGTACTCCGCGTCAACCGTGCGGGTCCGGCGGTCTATTTCGTCGTGGCATTGTTGGCAGGCGATTGTTGCAATGAGGTCTGGCGGTTTGATTCCGGTACCACATAGGCCAGCTATCCGGATGTGAGCCAATATGCTCGTTTCAGGGTTATGACTGCATACCCCGGGGATTCTAACTTGGCACTCACGACCGCGAGCCGCTAGACGTAGCTTGTTCTTTGCCATCACTCCCTCCTAAATCGTAAAAGTTCGGATCCTTAGCCTGATATATCGCCTCGCAGGCTTCACACCATCTGCCGTCTTCTGACGGAAAGCCACAGGCTGTACATGGAGTTTCCATTATCGTGTCCTCAGCATTCTTAGTTCTCTGACCTGCTTTAAGTGGTCGGTGTAGTGGAAGGTTTTGACTTGCGATTCGAGGGGGATAATTTTCTTTCTGTAGGCTCCGGTTCGCCTGAATATCGCGCTATCCATAGCGACTTGAGTAACCGTTTTAGGCATCTTTCGAATACCTCGTATAAACCATCAATCGACCTCGAATTACGATATGGTTATGGCAGTCTTTATCATTCATATGCTCGTAAACCGTGCCCCTATTAGCATTTAGTTTTCTAGCTACCTCAGAAATGTTGTGGCGGTTCTGGCTGAGTAATACGGGTATTGATGTGATGTGCTCACTCATTCTTCCTGTTTCCTCTGTAGTTCTCGGTACTCGCAATTCTCAGGTACGGTCAGTAAGCACCCGATACTCTGCGCCCATGATTCGACTTTGCTCAGGTAGTGATGCATATCGCCAGTTGTTAACTTCGACGTATGCTTTAGCTCCTGAACGAGTTTTCTCTCTCCGGTTACAACGTCCACTCTTTCGATTTCCTCATAGCCCAGATAGCTGTGTTTCATCGCATCCTTGACCCATTCTGGAGACGCAAAGGTTCGACCGTTACGGATTAAGTAGCGGCTGATTTCTGAGTACCAGAGGTGTTGAAGGCTGTTCTGAGATAGGCTGCGACGCTCTCGCCAAGGTTCAACCTTGATTCGGTAGCTATCGCCAGATTGGAGCAGTTCTGAGAGTTGTTGGCCTATGGCCTGAAAGTTAGTGGAGTGTAACCGGAGTCCGTCTTTGGGATGTTCATTGGCCTCCTATTCTTAGGTAATGATTTCAAGTTGTTGACTGTGTTTTGTAGTAGTAGCCTAAGTAAAGGTGATGATTTCATCTAACTGTGGGATTTAGAACACGGAAATGTTCAATACAAAAATTAGATAGAGGAGTACTATGATGAGCCAAAAACTCATTACTTTTGCTAAATCATTCATCAATGGTGATTTATCTGCTGAAAATTTCGCTGACCCATATATAGAAATGTGGCATACAGAAGGAAACAACAATCTACTTACAATTGATGGAAGGGATGTCGATGAAGCGTCATCAACTATATTTTGTTTGGCAGACTGCTTTAATCCGGATCCTGACCGAGAAGAATACGAGTTTGATGAAATTCAGTTAAGAAAAGAGGTTAAAGCTACTCTAGAAAAATTCCATCTTATCTGATTATTTTAACCATACTGGCTAGTATATAGCTGGCCTTGAGCGGTGTAACTCACAGGGTATATACCATCAACAAGTTAATATTATCGCCGTATTCTTGGCTGTATTTCTTCTATTGGGCTGACACTTTATTCATTCCCTAGTATATCCCTCTCCTACTGACATAAAAAAACCGCTTTAAGCGGTGTGGGGGTTAGAGCTCTGATTCACCACCGAGGGCATCGACAAGACTATCAATCAGCAAATCCAGTTCGCCAGTAAGCAGCACAAAGTCAGCATCGAACCTCGCCTCGGGTTCTTCGCGGGAAATATCATCGTTCTGCTCAAGTAGCGTGTCGGTGAATTTAATGCGCTTGAGTAGCGACTGGTCAGTGAGAGAAAACTGGATGCGTTCCTGCCAATCAAGGCCAACACCGGTAACGCGCTTACCCGCTTCGATGTGGGTTGATACCTCATCGCTAACAAGGTCTTGCTTCTTGCAACGAACGGTACCGCCATCTTCGAGAGTGGCTTTCAGCTCTGCCTCATCGAGTAGCGTGAATCCATTACTTACCGAACCGGAACGGACCCATTCGGTCATAGTTACTTCTGGTGGTGTTTGCATAGTCAGAGGGATGATTGGTAGCGAACCAATGCTTTTGCGCAGCAGTGCCAGAGCATCTTCGGCGCGCTTGGCGCTGGCAGCGTCAACGACCACAAGTGCCTTAGCTGGATTCAGCCAGATTCTTACCTGAGATTCACGACTGAAGGCTCGAGGCAATAACGTGTGGATTACTTCGTCTTTCAGTGAATCTTTCTCGGCCTTCTTCAGCTTGCGCTGCTGCTCGGCTTCCAGTTTTTCAATCTTCGCATCAAGGTGCTTTTTGATGACGTTTGATGGCAGGATTTTCTCTTCAGTCTGAGCGGTGATTAGCGCCTGACCGTTAGCGATATGAATCAAACTATCAAATTCGCTGCCCATCGGTGGCACCCAGCCCATAGATATTTTGTCTTGCGAGCCGCATGGTTTAAATGCACAGCTTTCAAGTTGTTCCTGCATAGTCTCCAGATTAATGGCGTCACGAGTCAGTCGGTAGATAACCGCATTCTTGAATGGTTTCATTGGGGATTCCTTGAGATTATATTTTGATTTTTTTGCTATTTCGCATAATGCGAACGAGGTATTTAGAGCTTAACTGAAGAGCGAAACGGACTAGCTTGCTTTCGTTTTCTTTGATCCCGGGGAAAATGCCACAGAAAATTGTTCCATGTATCCCCTCCGTGTATGACTCAATAACATCCCAATCAGAGTTGTCTACTCTCACTGCGCCCCCGGTAGCTATCCCATGTGAAGGCCAGAGTACATCCGCCGCCATCATTCATCCGATCAATTACGCGCTCACCGATAAAATCTGATAGCTCGTCTTTCGGTAGGTTGCTAATCAGGATTGTCGGCTTCATTTTTTCGTAGCGAGTGTTGATGATTTCAAACAGGATTAGCTTCTCTGACTCGCTGCCGAACTGTACCCCTACCTCATCGATGATGAGTAAATCAGGATTGGTGTAAGCTGAAATCACCTCATGCTCAGTCATGTCGGAGGACTTACTCCAAGTAGATTTGAACATACGGGCGATACGCAATGCCGTGGTGAACAGTGCTGAGTCTTGATGCTCAAAAATAACGTGTTTCGCGATGGCCAGTGCAAGATGGTTTTTACCAGTCCCCGGCTTACCACACATAATCAGCCCGCCGCCCTGCTTCAGCCGCTCAGGCCATTTTGAGGTGTAGGCCTTACAGACCTTCAGGCACCGTTCCGCTTCGGCATTCGATGGGGAGTAGTTATCTAGCGTTGATTCTTTGAATCGCTCAGGTAGGTTGAGATTGTCTATCAGACGGTTAATCTCTGATTCCTTTTTCCGAGCTGCCATCTTCTCCTGCTCAGCATGGAGATTAGTAATTTTGTCTTGCAAGCAACCAGGGCACTCAGAAGGCCTTGTGGGGATTTTAATTCCTCCAGTTGCCTTGCGGGTCCGTTGGTCAAACTTACCGTGTTTGTCACATACTGCCGTGCATACCTCGACAACGGTATTCGGTATTTCTTCAGGTGGCGCACTCAGGATATGAATATTCCGCTGAAGCTGCTGTATTTGCTCTTCGTAGTTCATGTTGGCCCCTATGCCCATGTGGGTGTCTCAGTGGTTCCATAGTCTTTCGCGGCGAAGTTATCGGCCTTTGGTTTTGGTCTAGCCACAGGCTTAACTGGTACCGCCCCTTTAGGCTCAAATAATCCCTGCCAGCCATTAGCAATGCTGTTATTGATTATCTGCTCAGGAGGTACACCTATGTCACGGCACCTAGTCAGGAGGTTGATAATCTGGGTAACTGATTGCTGAGACTTAATTGGTTTCTTGAGATCGTTCCTGAATGCTATCCACGATTCCCAAAGCTCTTTTGAAATCCAATCGGGAAGAATGCACTCAAGAGGGTCAAACGATTTAGATTTCTGGGGGACTATAGGGGGTTTATTTATATTGTCTTTTGTGTGTCCCTGTTTTGGTGACAACGCTGTCACTGTTTTGGTGACACTTTTTGTCACTGTTTTGGTGACACTGACACCGTTATGGTGACAACCTGTTATTTGCCACTCATTCAGGTTTTTATTTGGGCCAATTTTGTTGCCATCCATCATTAATACTTTCATAGCTAGCAATTCATTTTTAGCCTTATTCACCTTCTGTCTTGGAAGGTTAGTAAGCTCACTTAACTGGCTATCAGCAATGCGATCCGTCTTCTTGTTGAAGCCGTATGTCTTCCGGCAAACAGCATGTGCAACCTTGGCCTGATTTTTAGTAAGGTCAGCTCCTATCAGCTCTTCATACAGTTCGTTTGCCAGACGAGTATAACCATCGTCTGTATCTGCCACGCGCTGCTCCACGACCTGCAAATCAGGTCTTATTGGGGATATATTCGATAAAGCGGGTTCAGCCATAGATTCCCCCTTTACTGTTTACATGATCAGTATTTATTGTCATAATTACCTCGTTAAGTTGATTACTTAGCAAATCGGTAGTTCTCAAAACTCGATTAGCATTTGTGAAGAAGTCACTGTTCCCGCAGTGGCTTTTTTATTTGTCAGAACCGCAGCAAATCTCTTTGCCAGTTCCACTATCTCGTGGTCATCCACTCCGTATTCCAGAATGGCTAATGCCAGTGCTGCTTGAGCAAAGAATCCCTCTTTCATGCGACATACTTTCGTGTCAGTAAGCCCCATCAGTTTGGCGAACTTCGTCTGCCCCATTACAGCCAGCTTGCCGAGTAGTTGTGATTCAATACGCATAGCCTTTTTGCGGTATTTTTCAGATTCCATTTGGTAATATCCTTGTGTGTTTAGTTGAGCGATCAGCTAATAGCTGAATGCTTAGAATTGGTTCCCCACATTTCGGCAGGGGCGCAGATTATTAAAGAGCGGTGTTACTAAGCGGCGTTCGGTGGAACAAGGTCGTCAAATGAAACTGAAATACCTTTTTCCTTGAGTGCTTCGATAATCTTTCTGCACTTAGCGACGCTTAAATCTCTACGACCGTTTTCGTAGTGACAGATGGCGCCGGCAGTTTTAAGTCCGATAGCATAAGCAAGTTCACTTTGAGTCATGCCCAGCCGCTCACGGATGTTTCGTAGGTTGTTCATGATTTCCTCCTTTGAATGGTTAAAGTATACATTTCGTATCTTAAATAGACAAGATAAATATACATTTTGTGTCTCGTTTATATTTATACGGATTGTATTATTTAGGGATGAATATGAAATGGTATGAAGTGGCCAAGATCCGCATGAAGGAATTGGACATCAATCAAGAGAAGTTGGCCGAACACCTGGATATGACTAAGGGTGCGATTAGTCATTGGCTGAATGCTAGGAGAGAGCCAAGCCTAGATGACATAGCAAAGATAATGAAATATCTAGGCTTTAGGGAGTTTGTCGTAAACCATGACGGAACTATCTCTACTACTGGCGGCAATGAAAATGTCAGCAACTTAATTCCATACAAGCCGGGCAAAGAATATCCCGTCCTCAGCTCCGTTCAGGCCGGTTGTTGGGCTGAGGCTATCGAAGCATACACCTTAGACGAAATAAGCGAATGGCTTGAGTCTGACGCCCATATTCAAGGTGAAGCATTCTGGCTCAAGGTCGAAGGTGACTCGATGACAGCACCGACAGGCCAGAGCGTGCCCGAAGGTAACTACGTTCTGTTTGATACTGGCAAAGAGCCAATGAACGGTAGCTTGGTTATCGCCAAACTCACCGACTCAAACGAAGCCACGTTCAAGAAGTTAATCATTGATGCTGGCCAGAAGTATTTGAAGGGATTAAACCCAGCGTGGCCAATGGTCGCAGTTAACGGTAACTGCAAAGTTATCGGCGTGGCTGTAGAGGCTAAGATGCGGTTTTTGTGAGTAATTAGAGCTCTGTAACTAGTAATTAAAAACAATACTTGTTGATAACAAAATAATCTAAAGGAAAGTGATGGAATACGGGGTAGATGAAGCTGGAACAATTCCTCATGTTATTGAGATAATCCGCCCAATGAAGGAAGGTTCAACAGAACCTTATCTTTGTAAGTGTGATGATGGAATTTTATATGTTCTTAAATCAAAGCCTTCTATGACGCCTAAGAATCTTTTAGCTGAATATGTTTCGGGTTGTTTGGCTAGCAAGTCTGGACTCTATGTTCCTGAATTTAAAATAGTATACGTACCGGAAGAGCTCATTGAATATACACCCGTTCTCCAAAGCAAAATTCAGGCAGGTCATGCTTTCGCATCACGATATATTGAAGGTGCTTTGGCTATAACTTTTGCTCAGTCGAGAAATTGCAATATAGTGCCTGAAGCACATCAAAAATTGATTTATGCCTTTGATAAGCTGATATTAAACGGAGACAGGACACTGACAGTTCACGGCGGCAACCCAAACATTTTGTTTGATATCGCAAACCATAGTTATTATCTAATTGACCACAACCTATCCTTCGACCAGAATATATTGCCTGAAGATCAATTCATTCACGTTTACGGCCCTAGAAATCGAGAATGGCAATATGATCTAGTAGACACCGAAGAACTAAGCCTAAAGCTTTCAGATTCTATCAATAATCTACCAGATATTTTGAGTAACGTGCCTGAAGACTGGGGTATTGAGCATAGTTTATTTCAGTTGGTAATTACCACTTTAGACGCAGGTAAAACTGACAAATTTTGGAGCAGTATAGAATGATGACCACTTGCCTTTATAGCATAGTTAGGTATGCGCCATACGCTGAAACTGAAGAGTTCGCAAACATTGGCGTGGTCATCTGTGCACCAAAAGAAAACTATTTTGATTTTCAATTGACTAAAAGGAACGACTCTCGTGTAAGGCACTTCTTCCACGACGATACAATATTCCCTGTAGCAAAAGATGCCATCCAAACTGAAATCCAGTTTGCCAAAGCTCAAGCCTCGCAGATCACCGGACATCATCAGGCGGCGCAATTCTTTCGTTATTTTGTTACTAAAAAGGAATCAATATTTCAATTTAGTGACGTACGAGTAGTTTCAAGCGCTAATCCTAAAGAAGAGCTTTGCCGTATCTTTAACAAGTATGTGAATCATTCAGAATTCACAAAGGAGCGTCGTGAGGACGTGCTAGCAAGGGAGCTGAAACGCAGTTTTGATAGAATTGAAGAGTTAAAAAACTCTTTCAAACAAGACTCTATTGATGGTTTTTATGCGAAATTTTCAATGCCACTGATTGCAAAGAAACAAAATGAGATTCTTTGTGCAATAAAACCATTGGCCTTTACTCAGGCAGAGCCAGGAAAAATGATGGAACATAGTGATACTTGGGTAATGCGCGTTTCAAGGGCTGCAGAAGAAAATCTTTTAAATATCGATGATGTTCTTTTCACCATTGATGTCCCAGAAAGCCCTACATCTGGCCAAAGACAAGTCTTGGACATCATTAGGAGAACTATGGATGCTAAAAGAATTAAGCATATCCCAGCATCAAATCATGAAGAAACTATAGATTTCGCAAAAAAAATATTGTTTTAAACAGAGCGTTGAACCGCAACCCATCCCGCTCCGGCGGGATTTTTTTCGCCCTTCTCTCACCAAAATTGACCCACATCATTAAGATTATTTCTTAAATCGATACAATGCCTTCCTATTCACAATAAGCAGTAATCCTGGTGTTTCACTTCTCCCGCTTGGCAGCGGGATTTTTTTTATCCATAAAAACATTCAATCAATATTTTTAATCGCTAGGATTAATATTGATATATAATAACCTCACTAAAAGAAAGTAGTTGTAATTATCCTGTTTGTCCCGTCTCTGTGCGGGACTTTTTTTCGCCCCTACCCTGAACCTTTCGTAATCCTTACACTCTTATAAGTAATACCCTCGTATTGACAACATCCATTCCTGTTCCTTTGCCGCTATATGCGGTATTTTTTTCGTCTGTGAAAAATAAATATCGTTGAAAATCATACGCATTGTATTTTCACAACAAATTAATATACATTTTGTATTTCATAGATAAGATACATTTTGTATATTTACTCCATCGAAACGAAACATCGATGCGGTAAACGGATTACCTACCGCGCCAGACAAGAGTCAGGCTGCTCATTAATAACTAGGTTGGTATGCCGAGAGGTGTACACCAAAACCCAGTTGGTTTTGGGATTGGATGAATGCATAGGCTGATATGCACATGGTAGCGGTTTGAGCTGCTGAAATTGTCGCCGAGGAAATTTGACGGAATGTGGTTAGGTATTGCGGCCGTTCCCGACAACCTAACAAAAAGACCACAGCAGAAGCCGGAAATCAGTGCCGGCCATCCAATCACCAAAGCCAATTACGGAGGTAATTATGAACGCAAAGAAACGCTGCAAGCTGCGCCGTATTGAGCGCCGCAAGTTAGAACGTGAACAATTAGCCGCTGAGAGCCAATTAGAGCAACGTATAGAGTCGATTATGACTGGTTGCTCAGGTCGAGTAAGTAAAGCTCTTAACGGTACTCTGACGCTGCGAGATAGAAGCAGTGAGTCAGGTTCCCAATGTCTGCCAGATGTCGGCTTGTATTTCGCCGGTCATCGTAAATCAGTTTCAGTTAGTGCGAGGTAAGTATGGGTAACATGAGTTATTGCCAGTTTGAAAACACGGTCACGGATTTTGAGCAGTGCGTAGAAGCGTTCGGAAACTGTGAATCACTTGCAGACTTCAGCAAGTCAGAACGCAGAGCAGCAGAAAGAATGTTTCAGCTGGCTGAAAACTATATCGAATGGTATGAGCAAGCCAAGTGTGAAACGCCAGACGATGAATAACTAGCCACTCACTCCCTACCCTTACCAGACAAGGGTTAAGACAGAAAATGAATAGCCTATTGAATAGATACAAGTCGCCTAGAGCGGCTTTTTGATGCCATTTAGTATGAGGTAGGAGCTGCACAAAGTTTGAACTAAATTTTAGTATAAGCTCTGGCGTTACTGAGTTCGGTAATTTATAAAATTTGCCGTACAGGTTAGAGATTAATTACTGATAGATAAATTATCGGTAACATTTAAAACGAGCACTCGAAATTTTAAAAAATAGAGAGCCGCGAGTTTGTTTATTTTTTCAGTAACCTCATGGATGCTTTCATCTTTCTGTTTAAAAAATTCCCATTCTGATAATTCAAAGGTTTCTCCGCTTAGGGTAGTCAGAATCTTTTTATACCCCTTGATACGCATGGCTTCGCTGAAGTCTGAACTCAATTCTTGGGCAGGGTCTTGAAGTAAAACTTTAACTAAGTAGCAGGCCATTATTTTAAAATCCGCACTAAATATGTGTATTTCAAACTCTAACACTTTCACACCTACATAGATAGGGACTTTCATTTACAGTCTAAGAGACTCAGCTTCTATTCCTAGCATGCAACCAAACAGCCGCTTATAGCGGCTTTTTTTACGCCCTCATATCAGCGCCTATTCAATGAGTGGGCGGTTATATGACAACAACACTTAACGGAGTAACGCTAATGGCTACCACCATCGGCGGCGCTATTGGCGCTGCTATCACCCTATTCAAATCTTTCTACACCACTCAATTAGACCGCATTCAGCAGTTCGTTAACGATGCGGCCAGACCGGAGGCTTATGCGTGAAATTCAGAAAACGCGGTAATCAGCTAATTCTCCCATTCATGGGTAAAGAGTTTGTCTACGCAGATACTCGCATGGGTTTCTCTGCAATGGTCAGTGATTGGAATTACTGGAGGTCAAAATGAACATTCAGGATGTAAGGGAGCTAAAGCAGATAGTCGAAACTCTGCGATCAGGCTCTAATGAGCTAGAAAACGAGTTAATTAAGCAACGTATCGACGAAGTTATCGAGCCTATTAAGTCAAACCCTATCTTCGAATTACTCATCAAGTTAAACGAAACAGAAAACACCAAGCGGGCAATTCAGTACCTGGTCGATTATGACATGGACGCTCAGGATAAGGGTGAGGATTCACTTTACGATCTTGTTGAGGCGCGTGTTATCGCAGAGCGTGCATTTGAGATTTACGACCATCGTAAGGATTACCGGGGGGCAGCGTAATGGAGCCCGGTATTTATCACGATATCTCTAACCAAGATTATCACAACGGCTTAGGAATCAGTAAATCTCAGCTTGATGATATCGCTATTAGCCCGGCCATCTATCAATGGCGAAAGGATGCGCCGATGGATGAGGAAAAGACAATGGCTTTGGATTTCGGTACGGATTTCCACTGCGCGATTCTTGAGCCTGATAGGTTCGACTTTATGTATAGGGTTGGGCCAGAAGTGAATAGAAGGACTAACGAAGGTAAGGCAAGGGAAAGGGAGTTTTTTGAAAAATGCGTTAATGATGGGGCAATACCAATCACTGACGATGACAGGAAAAAAATAGACCTTATGCGAGGCTCTGTAATGGCCCATCCAATAGCTAGGAAGCTAATAGAAGCTGATGGTCATGCTGAGTCATCAATCTACTGGAAGGATAGAACTACGGGGGCGTTATGTAGGTGCAGGCCTGATAAGTATATCCCTCAATGGAATTGGATTGTCGATGTAAAAACTACCGCAGATATGAAGAGGTTTCGGCGTGAATTTTACGACTACAGGTATCACGTTCAGGATTCTTTCTACAGCGATGGATATGAGTCGCAATTTGGGGAGAAGCCTGTATTTGTGTTTGTTGTAACAAGCACATCTATAGACTGCGGGCGATATCCAACCGAAGTATTTTTCATGGATGAGGCAGCTAAGGCCGTAGGAAGAAAAGAGTACCAATCAAATCTTGAAACCTATTCAGAGTGCCTGAGGCTAGACGAGTGGCCAGGCATCGCATCGCTATCACTCCCGTTCTGGGCTAAGGAATTACGCAATGACTAATCAACCACCAATTGCTAGCGCGGATCTGAAAAAGACGCAGCAAGTTACTTCGCAAGCAAAAACACCTGAGCAGACTTTAGTCGGATTCATGAATCAGCCGGCAATGAAGTCTCAGTTAGCGGCAGCACTTCCTCGACACATGACCGCTGACCGGATGATACGCATCGTCACCACAGAAATCAGGAAGAATCCAACTCTAGCTCAGTGCAATACACAGAGTTTTGTGGGGGCTGTAGTTCAGTGCTCGCAATTAGGGCTAGAGCCAGGCGGAGCACTTGGCCACGCTTACCTACTCCCGTTCGAAAAAAGAAAAAAGGGCGCGGATGGTAAATGGTATACGGAAAGCGTCGATATCCAACTGATAATCGGATATCGAGGGATGATTGACCTAGCAAGGAGATCGGGACAGATTGTCAGCCTTTCTGCTCGGGTTGTTCGGTCTGGTGATGATTTTGCTTATGAATATGGTCTTGAAGAAAAGCTACATCATCGTCCTGGTGATGATGAGTCATCGCCGATAACTCATGTTTACTCTGTTGCAAAACTCAAGGATGGCGGCGTGCAATTCGAAGTGATGAGCGCTAATCAGGTTAACCAAATAGCTGGCCAGAGCAAGTCGGTTAAAAAAGACAATTCAGGCAATATCGATTGGGGAAATACAAAATCCCCCTGGGCTACTCACTGGGAGGAAATGGCCAAGAAGACTGTAATCAGAAGGCTATTCAAGTATTTGCCTGTCAGTATCGAGATGCAGAAGGCCGTTATTCTTGACGAAAAAGCTGAGTCCGACATCGACCAGGATAACGCATCGGTAATTAGCGCCGAATATAGCGTTTTAAACGGTGAGAATGAGCAAGGTAATTATAATGAAAAAGATACCCCACTTTCGTAGAAACGCAGGTGGGCCACTGGCAGGAATAACAGAAAAGATAGAATGGAAGCTATCTAAAGGCTCACAAACAGGACAGCAACTCGCCGAGCACTTCAAGTTAACACTCGGTCAAATCAACACAATCATGCGAAATAGCTTTCGAGGTGAGACCAGCAAGGTTTCATTCGGTGAACCATACCCAACAGAAGGCCGAGCCATGGATAGGCTCTATACGCTGGAAAATAAACCTAAGCGCGTTATGCACAAGAAAAAGAAACAGATAATCCTCAACTACCGGCAATTTGAAGAACAGCACCGGGCATAACCCCATCGCCAAGGAAGGCTAACTTATAGTGGAGAGTAAAGTGGATAAGCAAATTAAAGAACGCGGCATTATCTTCAACGGTGAAATGGTTAGAGCCATTCTTGATGGGCGTAAAACGCAGACGCGGCGGGTTATTAAGTCACCGGCTACGACATTGCAAAATAACGGAACAAACTGCATTGCTTACAGAGAGGCTGGCGACCCTTGGTATAAAGACTACGTGTTTTCAATGCGTAACCGCAGTGGTGTATGGGGCGACTACACACTACCGCAATTTCTCGACCTGTGCCCTTTCGGTAAGGTAGGTGACCGCCTATACGTGAGGGAAACATGGTCTGACGTAAATTATGAAGACTACGCGGCATTAGCTTATCGGGCAGATGGAGAATTAAAAGGCCTAAACGAAGATGATGGACACGACAGTGATCCTAATTTTGAAAAGTATCAGTTTGCAAACTGGTACCTAGGTTTAATTGAGGGTGCAGAGGGGAGATGGCGCCCATCAATCCACATGCCCCGCTGGGCTTCCCGTATAACGCTTGAGATTACTGATATTCGGGTAGAGCGGTTAAACGATATTAGTGCAAGGGATGCCATTAGCGAGGGGTTAATCAAAGAGGATTATTATTGGCGGTCTAGTGAATACCCTCTGGATAACGTTGCTTATCGTTCCTCTGTGAAATCAGAGCGTAGATACTCGTCCCCTGTGCAATGCTTCCAGGATATTTGGGAATCAATTTACGGCCAGGATAGCTGGCAGTCTAACCCGTTCGTATGGGTAATTTCATTTAGGAGGTTTGAATGATAAAACCCTGCCCATCATTCACTGGTTACTCGGTTAAGGATGATTGCCGGGTTATTTCCCATCGCCGCCGCGGTAAAGGAAAGCAACGTGGTTCGGTATCCTTAATCGATGCTGAATTTAGCTTTGAATTAAAACAACGGGAAACTCCAAAAGGTTATTTAACCGTCAGTATATCTTTTGAGTCAGGAAAATCGCGAGCTGTTGGGGTCCATCAACTAGTAGCTGATGCTTTTCATGGCGCTAGACCTCACAAACTTCAAGTTCGACATCTGAACGGTAACCCTAAAGATAACCGGCCTGAAAACCTTAAGTATGGGACACCAAAAGATAACGCTGATGACCGTATGCGACACGGTACATATCTGGGTGGCAGCAATCATCACAGATCAAAAATGACTGAAGGTCAGGCCGCTGAAATTCGTCGGCGCAGGCGCTGCGGTGAGAAAGTTAAGAGTTTAGCTGCTGATTTTCATGTGAGCATATCGACTATTGAATCAATTATTTATGGCAGGTCATATAAGCCTGCCGCCGAAGAGTTTAAGCGAGTGGAGGCAGCATGAATCTCACTGACACGCAGGTTTATACGTTGCGGCGGCTCCTGTCCGGAGAAAACTATCTCCTTCGTGGAGACGCAAAAAAAGCGGTTGAGTACCTATCGAGAAAGTCAGCGCCTTCCATTCCCGTACTGTTCCGATTGGGGCTTGTTGAATTCACCAACAAGTCGCCAGTAACTCACAGTAAGCTGTATAGCGTGACTCTTACTACCGAAGGCATAAATTGCGCCAAGTCAAAATTAACCAGTAGAGGTGGATGAATGATTGCATTAACACAAGGTCAGCGTGAAGAGTTGGTGTCGAGGCTCAAAATATATATCAGAACCACTGAAACTGCGATTAAAGCGGGATTGGCTACTGAGGAGGATTTATTCAATCTGGAAGTCAGGAAGATAGCCCTAGCATCATTAATGGCAGAGAAAATAGCGACTGTTGATGTTGTTGGTGTTATTTGGAATGAATGGAAACCTGAAGTCGGAACTCCTTTATTCACCGCCCCGCCAGTACCGGAGATTAAGTTTCCTCAAATAGTTAGTCGGTCAGAGATAGCTGGTAATGAGGTAGCTAGGGAGTGGTTTCTGCGCGGGTGTGATTGGTACGAAAAGGAAATAAAACGCCTACACGGATTGGGGGAGTGATATGGGAAACTCTTTCAGGCATCCCGGCAATGGACAGCACCCTGAAACATATCAGCGGGTATTTGTAGTTGTAAGGGATAGTATAAGCAAGGAGAAACGAGAAGGAGTGGCCTACTGGTCAGGCATGAAGTGGGTAGCTGTTAACGGCTTTAGAATCAGCCCGGGAAGAGTTATCGAATGGTCGCTCTAGTTTCTAAGCCAATCGGATTCACCCTACTCCTAATCATCAACACTCAAGCATTACCCATCAATAACACAATCTACCCCACCCAATCACAATGCGAGCATCAGATAGAGGCTATGAAAGATATTCAGCCAAAGCATGAGCTTGTGTGTGGTGAAGTAAGAAGGAAGGTGTAGTATGTGATAGTGAATTATTTGAGGGGTAGAAGATGGGACTTAAATTAAGACTTGAGTGGTTCGATAAAAGAAGTGAATTCATTGTTGGAGTGGAATATTCAAAGGATTTAGGGGACGATGGTTCAGTCTTAGAAAGCTTAGGGCTTCCCTTGAAGGATAATATCAATAATGGTAGTTTTGACGTCGAGGGAAATTGGGTTCCTTTATTACAGCCCTACTTTAAGAACAAAATACAGATAGATAAACATTGGTATCAAATATCATTTATTTATCGAGATACCTGGTGAGTTGAGAGGTTAACTCTAAATGCTCGCTAATTTGATTAAGGGAAAAGCTGCTTGAATGAATAAAAACATATCTGATTACACGGAAACTGAGTTTCTGGATTTTGTTGCTAGAGTTTGCAGCGCTGATTACCCTACAGAACTAGAGCATACAAAAGCTGTACTTGAGTTCGAGCGGTTAACAGAGCACCCTGATGGCTCGGACCTCATTTATTATCCAGATGATGGTAAAGATGACAGCCCTGAAGGAATAGTAAAAGAGATTAAAGAATGGCGGGATAGAAATGGCAAGCCCGGATTTAAGCCAGAATAGTGCTCACACCGCCACTTTAGAAGATTATAAAATAAATGGAAAAAATTAGCCTTTATATACCGATGACGCAATTAAAGCATTAGAAATACAAGCTGACAGGGATGGATTATGATTGATTTTAAATCAATCATAGAAAAAGAGAGTGTTTTTGATGTTATTTCTTTTTTAGTGAAAAATGTGAACGGTTACGGTTATCCTCAAATGGATCGTTTTTTTGTAGACATAAATTTTCCCTCGTAGGTGACGGAGTGTTCATGCGTGTTTTCGCGGAAATGGAAGACAAGGGCGAAATCCAATGGGGAGAGAAGATAGTTGTAAAAAAAGGTCCCAACTGGAAAGAGCCAAAATTTGTTACTCAAAAGAAATACGGTATAGAGTAATTATTTATCAGTTAAATACCCGCTTCGGCGGGTTTTTTATTACCTAAAGGAAACCACTATGTACGCAGATATAGCAGACCAAGCTGACGCAGAAGCGGAACAGCACTTAAACGCAGCACTGGCGAGAAGAGTTAGACCGGAGCCAGCATCGGCCACGTGTCGGAACGGCGACTGTGGCGAGCCATCGGTACCCGGCACAAGTTATTGCTGCTGTGAGTGTCGTGAAGATGCTGAGAAGATTGCCCGCGCTAAAGTTTTTAACCGTCACTAAATCCTACTCTTAAATCAACCCACCCTATTCCCGCACCGATAATCGGCGGCATCGTCATGTCTGCGGGAAGGTAAAGGAGAATGCTATGCAACAATCTTTAGTTTTAACTCCCGCTAAATGGGTGACCGAGGACGTGTTAACCTTAGTTACCGGATTGAAGCCGGGAATGATTAAACGTGCTAGGGAGCAGTCTTGGCTCCTTGGCAGGGAGTATGTTCACGTCTCTGCTGATAGCGACCCAAAACCTAATAACCAGTGCATGTATAAAGTGGAGGCGATTGAAAAATGGATTGATTCGTTAGCCAAACGACAGCCTGTGTAGGCTGGAAATTAACTCAAAGGAGAGTAACGATGAAAGATAAGAAATACCCCACCGGCGTTGAATCGCACGGTGGATTTTTGCGTATTAGCTTTACTTATCAAGGGGTGAGGATGAGGGAGTCTTTATCCGTACCCGATACGCTGAAGAATAGGAATAAGGCATCGCAACTTAGAGAGAGCGTGGTCTACGCAATTAAGACAGGTAATTTCGATTATGCGAAAACATTCCCTGAGTCGAAAAATTTAAGGCGGTTTAGCTCGGAATCTGGCCCTCTAACCTTGTTAGAAGCTTTCGAGAAATGGATGACGATTAAAGAGGCCGAGGTTTCAATTTCAACATTCTCGGTATATAGAGGCATGGTGAAAACGGTGTTATCCATTCTGAATGGCAATAGGATGATCGATAGCTTGAATGTTGAGGATTTGCTGTCTCTCAGAATGAAGTTGTTGAAGGGTTCATATATGTCTGGTCGGGCAATGAATATACAGCGTAATGGGCGCTCTGTGGCTTTTGTGAATGGATGTATGACTTTAATGTCATCGCTATTTAAATTCGCCCACGATAGTGGTTACGTGGGCAGGAACATCTCCACCCTAGTTAGTCCTCTTAAAAGAGATAAGCCAAAACCCGACCCCTTAACACGCGATGAATTCACCAGGCTACATTCGGCTTTGCGTTCTCGACAGATAAAAAATATCTGGTCCATTGCCGTATTCACAGGCATGCGACACGGAGAAATATGTGCGCTAACGTGGGGCGATGTAGACACTAAAAATAGGACCATTAACGTAAGACGCAACCTAACATCTAAAGGATACTTCACGGTTCCCAAAACAGACTCGGGTATTAGAAAGATTTATCTAATAGATTCTGCGTGGGAGGCAATATGCGATCAAATGGAGTTAACCCGCATGATGCCAGAAAGGGAAATCAAGGTTATAAAACGAGAATATGGTAAACGGGAAACTGAAGTCGTTAACTTCGTGTTTAACCCGCAAGTCAATTCTAACAAAAAAGATAGTAATTACCATTACAGTGTTTTATCGCTATCTCAAACTTGGAAGGCAGCTTTGAAGATTGCAGGCATCACAGACAGGAAAGCATATCAATCTCGTCACACCTATGCCTGTTGGTCTTTAGCTGCTGGAGCTAACCCTAATTTCATTGCTAACCAAATGGGTCATGCCAATGCACAGATGGTTCACAATGTTTATGGTTCTTGGATGCCTGAAAATGATGAGACACAAAGAGCGATATTGAACAATAAATTAAACGAATTTGCCCCATCAGTGCCCCATGAGCTTAAGGCGGTGAACATATAA